CGTCAGTTCCTGAAGAACCACTTGTTCCGTCAGTTCCTGAACTTCCGCTAGTTCCTGAAGAACCACTTGTTCCGTCAGTTCCTGAACTTCCGCTAGTTCCTGAAGAACCACTTGTTCCGTCGGTTCCTGAACTTCCGCTAGTTCCTGAAGAACCTGATGTACCATCTGTCCCTGAAGAACCTGAACTTCCGCTAGAACCTGAAGTTCCTGATGAACCACTTGAGCCAGATGTTCCTGATGAACCTGATGTACCATCCGTTCCTGAGCTACCACTAGTTCCTGATGAACCACTTGAGCCAGATGTTCCTGAAGAACCTGATGTACCATCCGTTCCTGAGCTTCCGCTAGTTCCTGAAGAACCTGATGTACCATCCGTTCCTGAGCTACCGCTAGTTCCTGAAGAACCTGATGTACCATCCGTTCCTGAGCTACCGCTAGTTCCTGAAGAACCTGACGTACCATCTGTACCTGAACTTCCGCTAGTTCCTGAAGAACCTGATGTACCATCTGTACCTGAAGAACCTGAACTTCCGCTAGTTCCTGAAGAACCTGATGTACCATCCGTTCCTGAGCTTCCGCTAGTTCCTGAAGAACCTGACGTACCATCTGTACCTGAACTTCCGCTAGTTCCTGAAGAACCACTTGTTCCGTCAGTTCCCGAAGAACCTGATGTGCCTGAGCTTCCGCTAGTTCCTGAACTACCGCTAGTTCCTGAAGAACCATCTATACCACTAATACCTGAAGTACCACTTGTTCCTGAACTACCTGATGTACCATCCGTTCCTGAAGAACCGCTAGTCCCTGATGAGCCACTTGTTCCGTCAGTTCCCGAACTACCTGATGTACCATCTGTTCCTGAACTACCGCTAGTCCCTGATGAGCCACTTGTTCCGTCAGTTCCTGAACTACCACTAGTTCCAGATGAACCACTTGTTCCGTCAGTTCCTGAACTACCACTAGTTCCAGATGAACCTGATGTACCACTTGAACCTGAAGTTCCTGAACTACCTGAGGTACCATCTGTACCTGAAGAACCGCTAGTACCGTCAGTTCCTGAACTACCACTAGTCCCAGATGAACCATCTATACCACTAATACCTGAAGTACCACTTGAACCTGATGTCCCATCTGTCCCTGAACTACCACTAGTTCCAGATGAACCTGATGTACCATCTGTTCCTGAGCTTCCGCTTGAACCTGATGTACCGTCAGTTCCTGAACTACCTGATGTACCGCTTGAACCTGAAGTTCCTGATGAACCACTTGTTCCATCAGTTCCTGAACTACCTGATGTTCCTGAGCTACCGCTAGTTCCGTCAGTTCCTGAAGAACCACTAGTTCCGTCAGTCCCTGAACTACCGCTAGTCCCTGAAGAACCACTAGTTCCTGATGAACCATCAATACCACTAATACCTGAAGTACCACTAGTCCCTGATGTTCCTGTTCCACCAGTAAAATTAATTACAACATTACCATCTCCGTTATCAATAACAGAAGCACCTGAAAATGTCATACCTGTAACGTTTGTCGCCGTTACTCCTGAAGTAGCATCATAAATCGTTAGAGGACTACCTCCACCACCTGATGTGAATCCTGTAATATAGATAGGAGATTCCGCACTACTGTCCAATCTAAGAGTACCTGTATTACTATCATAAGTACCTCCCGTAATTGTACCTGTAAATCCTGTAATTGTTACAGTACCACCTGTATTATTATATAAATCTAATTCTTGTGTTCCTGAAAAATATGTTCCACCTGTGATTTGAACGTCAGTACCATAGAATATTCTCCAACGAGCATCTTCTCTTGTTGTACCACTTTGACCTTCAATTGTTGAACCAGTCCAAGCGTTAATGAAATCTCTACCAGCTTGTGAACGGTCATTAACCGATGTTGCATATTCAGTAACAGTAATTCCAGAGTTACCTGTTAATCCTGTCAAAGCATTCCATAATGTTTCATAATTTGGTATGGTATATTGATATACAGTTTCAGTTTCCTGAACAAATACTTGCATACCCAATCTCCTTCTACCTGAAGATATATTATCAGAATTTAATGTTAACACATCACGTGAAAATGAGGTTCCAGTTCCTTTTGTAAATTGAATTGGTATTGTATTACCAGAATTTTGAATTGCACCTGATGTTACACCGTATGTTGACCAATTTAAATCTGAAAGTGAATATACCTCCATATAACCACCTGTTTGAAGTACAGAAAAATTAGTACCAAATGTTGCTGCCCTTGTTACGGATTCAGAACCTGAAAGTTGACTTGCGGTTATAGGATTTTTATATGGAAATGACATGTTGTTTTTTTTTTATATTAAAAATGTGTGTTTATATTATGTTTTAGTGTCCCCCTTAAAATAAATTGTAACAGACAATGGAGGTGCTACTGGTTGTTCAGCATACGAACCTAACCATAATACTCTATAAGTTCCCGCAGGAATAGCTGCCCCTGAAGTTACAGTAACGTTTTGTGTTGATAAACTTGGGTCAGGTACTCCATCATTAATAATATTAGTCGCACACGCACTACCAGTACCAATATCTACCGTCATATTTGTCATTGTACCTCCAACACCCGCCAATGGTATCCAAATTGAATAGAAGTATTGAATACTAGGGTCTACTTGTCCAGGAGCGACCGCAATAGTACCAAACGTGTATTGATTTTGTCCACAACCATAAGAATCAGTACCTGAACCAGAAACTTGTCTTATTGGACCAGCTAAAGTTGTAACAGGTGTTAGGAATCCATCAACAGTAGTTGACCAACCTGAGAAATGAGCATAAACGTCCAAATCAGGAGAGTAATTTGGTCCTGAGGCAGGAGCAACCTGACCATTAAGCCAATAACCATAGAATGAACTAGCACCATTATCTGACATATATTGACCAAGATTATTAGTTGAATTAAAATCACTTGGTTCAGGGAATAAATAAGCTGAGAATGGTAAGTTAGTCGGTGTTGGTGTTTGTGTTAATGTTGGTGTATTAGTTGGAGTCTCTGTATTTGTAGGAGTTGGAGTTGATGTGTTAGTAGCGGTATTAGTTGGTGTCTCAGTATTAGTTGGTGTTTGTGTTTGAGTTGTAGTATTAGTTGGTGTATTGGTTGGAGTTGGAGTTTGAGTCTTAGTAGGTGTAATTGTATTAGTTGGTGTTGCAGTATTAGTTGGTGTTTGAGTTGGTGTAGTAGTTAAAGTCGTAGTTGTTGTAGGTGTTTGAGTTTGAGTAGGAGTATTGGTTGGAGTTGCCGTATTACTTGCAGTGTTAGTTGGTGTTTGTGTCTGAGTATTAGTTGGTGTTTGAGTATTTGTTGGTGTAGGAGTTGGCGTTTGGGTTTCAGTATTAGTTGGGGTTTGTGTTGGAGTTGGGGTTTGTGTTTCAGTATTAGTAGGAGTTATAGTATTGGTAGGTGTAAATGTTGGTGTGGCAGTGTTAGTTGGAGTGTTAGTAGGTGTTGGAGTTGGCGTTGTAGTTGTACCCGTCATTGGGTCAGTTTGAGTAGGAGTTGGTGTAATAGTCGGTGTAACAGTTGGAGAAGGCGTAACACATTCAAGATTGATTACAACCCCATTAAACATTTCATTTCTTGTTTGTGCAGAGTAGTAAATAATACCGTCAACATAAACATTAAATGGACCTAAAGCATTTGAATTTGAAGCTAATCTAACAATATAACTAGTACAGCCAGTAATCGTCAGTTGTTGTTCGATTTCTGTACCGCATCCAGGGGCTTCGTTTGTAACTAATATAGAGTATGTGGACATTCGATGTTTTTATTTAATAAATACCACAACAATACTATTTCAATTCAACGAATTAAAAATATTGGAAACTTTACTGAAGAGTGAAAAGACAATTCGCTTCTTGAATGTCGATATTAACAACACAAGACGCCAATTCTATTGTAATTTGGAAAGTACATCCAAAAGTACATTGTAATAATTTGAAAATACTACAACCATTGTTGTCCGTTAAGGTCAACATTATTTCAGGCGCAGTGTTAAATATAGATGGTATTACCGTATTGTATTCAATGATAGGTGGAACAGGTCCAGTATTAATCGTACCAAGCAAAGTTTGATTATTACCATACACATCTGAAATATATACGTCAATAGGATAAGTTCCTCCTGATATTTCGGTTATTCTTACTTGTGTCATGTCAAACAAATTGTATCATAAACGATTATTAACTCAACGATGATTTCTTGACCATCCAAACTATTATTATTTGGACTAGTTTCAATTGTAATTTGATTATTACCTGAGTCCACACTAATATTTCCAATGCCAGGTATTGTTTGTAACAAACTAACTACCGTATCGTAATATTGATTATCTGTTGGTGCAACAACTAATGAAGTCGTTGTAAAGAAAGTATCACTTGTAGTTAAACCTAATGGATTAACAGAAACTTTTACAGTATATGTCGCAGAAATTAAACTACAACTTGTATTACCTGATGTTAAATCATCAAATCCATCATTTAACATTTGTAACAAACCATATTTTGTTTGTGATTGGATATTAAATACTTCTGACCCCATCACATATGTCTGATAAGACACATAATTCGCATCACAAGCGATATTTGCAAATCTTTGTAATGAACATCCATTACTATCTATAATGGTAACATTGTATGTACCAGCAGTAAGACCACTTACTTGGATTTGTTGTGGGTTGTTTGGTACATTAGGTGACCAAACATATGTAAATGGAGGTTCACCTGAAGAAATGAATGCTGTTATTGAACCGTTTGAACCATTACCACAAGATGTGTTATATAAACTATAATTTAACGAAGGGCTTTCATCAACATAAACTTGTAATGTCTGAGTACAACCTGTATTATCAGTAACTGTTATTGTATGTTGACCTGAAGATACATTATTAAATGTTACTGCCGATTGTGAAGTATCTAACACATTCACCAAACCATCCAAAGAATAATCAAATGGAGGTTCTCCACCACTTGTTTTAGTAACAGTAATATATCCGTTATCTTGATTACAAGTTGTACCTGTTGTTTGGGTTGAAATTGTGAATGTGTCTGTGGTAAGTAATGTAACCTCATCCATATAGAAACATCCTGAAGCATCAGTAACTGAAACAGTATAAGTTCCTGAATATAAATTGGAAAACAATTGGTTTGTCTGTGAATTCGCAACATTTAAAGTATTACCATTAGGGTATATTAACGAGTAAACGTATGGAGTAGTTCCACCATTAACCGCAATACTAATAGAACCTCCATTACTTGAACATGTCGAACCTTGAGTGTTTATACTTACAGAAGTTATTCCATTTGGTGAAGTTAATACGGTTCCTTGAGTAAACGCACATAAACCTGCGTCAGTAACACTTATACTGTAATTACCTGGTGATAACCCTGACAATGTCCAACTTGTTGCATATTGAACAACAACGTCTCCTGTCGATGCAGAATAATAATAAGGTGCGGTTCCACCTGTAATTTGAATTGTTAATGTACCATCATTTGAAAAACAAGTCGGTTGCGTCGCAGTAAACGTACCAAAACCAATAGGAGGAACATTAGATATGGTTGCAGTTTCAGTTTTAACACATCCATAACCATCAGTAACATCAACAGAATAAATTCCAGCGGTTAAACCTGTTACAGTCGACCCCGTCGCACTTGTACTCCAAGAATAACTAAAAGGTGGATGACCAGTCAATCCTGTAATCATGATTTTACCCATAGGACTTCCACCACAAGAAGAGTTTGGTACGGCATATAATCCATAGTTTAATGATGGAGAATTTTCAACAATAAAGTTAGAAGTTTGTGCAGTACATCCACCCAAATCTTCAACCGTCATATAATATGTTCCCGCAGTTAAACTACCAAATACAACAGTTTGTTGGTTGGTAACCGCAGATTGTGAAAATACACCATCACCGTGGTATAAATAAAAATTGGTCGATGAATAATCAGATGTTGAGGTTCCTGTCACAGAACCGTTATTAAATCCACATGTCGTATCTAAAACAGATACAATACTACCACACACCCCACTTGATACTGGGATATTAATATAAAATTCAGAGTTTATTGGTAGGGTACTATCATTAACCCTAACCGCATATGTTGTGGCACTTAATCCTGTCTTAACCGCAGGTAATGTAGTTACAATATCAGGAGATAAAACAGGACTCAACCATTCAACAGTATATGGAGGAGTACCACCAGTTAATGATAAACTGATTGAACCTGAATTAGTGTTTGAACAGTCCCCCGTTACCGATATGTTATAGTTAAAAACTGACATTATATACTACAATCTATATTAATATTTATACCAACATTTAAAATTACAGTCTCTTGTAAATTTTGAGTTAAACAATTTAAATTAGTTATTGTTAATTCATTACCATTTAAGAAGTAAGTGTATCCGTAATTATATAATATTGGTAGGTAATTTATCAAAGCATTTCTCCATTCAGAATTTGTTGGTACATCATTGTATCCGTACCCACTGTAGAATGTTTCTTGTATCAATATATCACCAGCAATTCGTAAGTCAACAAACCATTCAGTTTGAACTGAATTTTGGTCACACTGATTTAATGTCAATCCGCTTGATGATAACATATTGTTGATTCTGTTTGCCAAAATGCTTTCAAAGTTTGAAACCACAATGTCACCATTTAACCATGGGTATATATTAAAATCTACGTATTCAGTACTACATGTATAATCAAAAATACTTGAAATGATAAAACATGGGTCAACAGGTACAGGTATAAATTGGCATCCTCTTTGTCTTCTATAAACAAACTTTTGTTTATGTAAAACAGAGTTTTCTAATCTAACACCACCATTCCAAATAGTTGTAGCAGGAACCATCTGTTCCACTAACTTAGTCCAATAAGGACCAATACCATTCACGTAATCAATTAACTTTTGATAAGTGTACTTGTTGTTAGGTAATCCGACAGTTTGTTCCGATTCAATGTATTTCCACCAAATAGATTGTAGTGTAGGATAACCACCCGTCTTACCATCAGAGATGTATTGTCTGTTTCGAGTGTTAATCATATTCTGCCAAAAAGTTTGGGAGAATTCAAAGAATGTTTTTTTCTTAGGCTTGGGGTCAACATAAGTCCAATCCACACCACCTGGTACAGGGTATCCAACAGTTAAACCTGATTCAGGAATCGGGTAATCATATTTTCTTGATTGGTCCCACACATCATAAACAAGACCTTGACCAGGGTTTAAGAAGATATCAACGTTTTTAACATTCAACACTAACTTCTCATTATCAACAAAGTAATAAGCATTATAATCACCTTGAGTTGATACCCTAACTTTGTCATCATCCGATAACCATGACTTGTTGTTATCCACAACCTTTTGAAGTTTAAACCCTTCAGTCATATATGGGAAGTCTCTAAATCGATTCAAATATGGTTGACCATAAGTGAATGGTTGTAATTGTGTTTGAATGTTAAAGTTTTGACCTGTAAAAACATTTCCTGTAATCGCAACCTCATCAGGACTTCTATGTTGTGGTGTTTGTTCATACCAACCAGCACCAATTTGGAAAAAGTAATTTTCAGTATTAACAGGTGCGTTTGGATAACCCTCAAAATCTATTGGGTAATCCTCCAACGTGATATTAACGTCTTGGTATGTGGCATTTGTTGTAAAGGCTGTAAATATTTGACCGTGAATACTATAAGTTTGACCTACAGCATATGTCGGTGTTTCTTGAACATAAGTTCCACCTGAAATTTGAGCCCATTGAGTATAGAATTGGTCTAAGTTAATTTTTTGGTCAGCCAAATAAATGTGTTCGTTGTATTCAATTAACGAATCGGGTGCACCAATTAATCTTAATAAAAACTCAACCGACCTTCTTGTACCTTTTGATTTGAAGAGATATGAAGCATTAAGAATTAAGTTTCTATAATAAGCATAGTTTAATTCTGTGGGTGTTAAAGCTCGAGCATAACCAGGGTACGTAGGTGTTGATGTGTTACCAAAAACAGATGATAAGAAATCTTCGTTTGTAATTGGCGAGAAGTTAGATGACCATCCCAAAGTTTGAGATAAATTAACTAACAACTGTGATGGTATATCGTTTGACGGATTATAGTTTACAGAATTCATGTAAGCTAATCCTTCAATAAATTGTTTTATTTGGTCAAAACTTCTACCATAAATTTGAAATATCTTTTCAACCTTTCTACCTAAAGTATCAAATTCTTTTAATGAGTCTGAAACTAAAAATCTTGAAATAAGATTTGTTTTAAATGAATCTAAATTGACTGCAATTGCTTGAATTTGTTCCAAATAAGAATCAAACAAGAAGGAACTAATATCTAAATTCCATGGACCGTCTTTTGGCCATGTGACTTGTTGATAGTCGGTATATGTTTGACCATACTCATTTTGTGCGGGTACTTGGAATACCGCAGTGTATTCAGGTCTAACTAATCTATTAACCAAGAATTTTTCAACCTCATCAAAATCTTCTTGAAATACTTTATCAACTATATAGTCATTAGGTCTGATTTGATATTCTTCGTTAATTGTTGTTGCTGTTGTACCAAATGGAGCACCTGACACATAAAATGTGAGTTCACCTGAAGATAATGTTTCGGATGGTACAAAGGCTAATACTTTGTAAATGTTATCATTAATACTGATACAATAATCCAAATAAGTTTCACTTAAATTTCTATATTTCGATGTAACTAATTCTCGTATTGATAAATTGGTTGTCGCACTAACAGAATAATCAATGTCAAATGGATTCTTAATCCTATTAAGACTGACTTTAAAATATGTCTCGTCGTTTTGAACATCGTATGTGATGTCATATGCGGTATTACCAGTCAAATACTGACTATTACTAAACTGAATATCTAAAGACGCAGGAAAATAATTAATGATTTTTGTAATTGACACCCTAAATCTTTCGGATAGGGAACCATACATTGAAAAGTTTAAAACTTGAGTGATATCGAAGTTAGGGTAAACTCTAAATTGGGTTGCTAATATCCTTCTACTTTCCTCAAGACTATCGATGTTCATAGCATCTAACGTCATAGGTTCAGAGAACGCCCCAACATTAAATGTTCTATTAACTTTTTCTGTTACACCAGTTGTAAATTCAAAATTACCCTGCGTAAGACCTCCTCCCTCAACAGTTTGTAATCCTACAATGTTGTCAGAGAAGGTACCCGCACCATTACCAGGTCTTGGTGGGTAAAAGAATTTAGTATTTTTGGTATTTACCGCCATTAAGATGTTATATTTGTGAAGTTTTTACTGAAGTCAATATTATTACCTCTACTTTGTCTAACCTCATAAAGTAACGCATTAAATTGGTCTCTAATTTCATATAAGTTGTATTGTCTGTATATGTTATTTTGAGTGTCATAGATAGTATAGATACCATCATCAATTGATTTGGTTTGATTACCATAAAGAGCAATTGCAAGAGACGATACGTCGTACTCAACCATTTCAATTTCCAAAGTAATTGGATTGAAATAAGTGTTTGAGATTATAATGTTTTGGTTTGGTTGTCCAATAAACGGTGTCGCATTTGGATTGTTTGTTGGCGATGAAGATGGTGATAATGTTAAGAATATTAAATTTGAATTGCCCTCAACATATCTGTATCTAATACTTTTTTGTGTTGTATTTGTTTCATTTGTTACAACAGGTTCACAAAAGAACGATGAGGTAACAACTCTAAAGAAATTTGGTATCTTTGAGCCATCAGGATTTAGATATTCTATTCTAAAACCAACTAATCCTTGTGGTACAAATTTGTTTTGGTATTGTGTTGGTACATTTGTAATATCTATTACAATACCTTTTACGTTTGGTAATGCATTTAACACACCACAATCAGTAATTCTTGTTCTAATCTGTGCTGGTCTTAAATATAATGTGTAAATTCCAAGAGCGTTGAACTGTTCTGCAGGTAATGTTAAATTGTATAGTCCACCCAATACCTCAACGCCAGCGTTTCCACCTGTTTGAGTATTGTTGAAATAAGGCTTGAGAATTGTCTGTGCATCAAGTTGTGTTAAGGTAAAGTTATCCGTAACATCCCTTGATGGTGTATAATTCATAATAATTTGAACATCTTCTGGTGAGACATCACTTGGTCGTATTGTGCCGTATGAACCTATTGCCATATCTTTTTATCTTATAAATAGTTTAGTTCTTTTTTTCAACGTTAAAAAATCCATATCCGTAGTTAATCATGTCACCTAAATTATCAACTTCACCCATTCTTTGGACTCTTTCGTAAGCAGAATTCTTTCCTCGTTCAACAAAAACATTAGTTTGTATCTGCGGTTGGTCAATCACTTTAAGTAAAACTTCTTCTTTAGTTATTGGTCTTACAGTTAAATTACTGTCAGTAAATCCAGATGATTGTTCAAAAAATATTGTGGTACCATCAATGTAATCATAGTAATCAACCGAATTAATTGTATAGGCAGTGAATGTTGTTGCAGTATTTGTAATTGCCCCCCATATCTGACCATTTTTAATAACGGGAACTCCAACTTGGAATTTAAATGGTCCGTACATTGAAAGTTCATTTAATTTTGATTTTGTCAATCCTGAAACCGCAAATGGTACAGTGGTATAATTATTTGAGGTTTGAGCCGAAACCACGTTAACCGCATCACCTGAAAATATGTAGTTATAACTGATTGGAGTTTCAAACCAATTACCACCCGCAGGAATAAAGAACGCCTCACCATTTGGGTTATTAGGTACAACATCAACATAAGGTGTTGTTATGGTTTTAGAAACTCTTGTAACACCCCAAGGATTTGTTTGTTCTAATGTAATGGTGTATTGAGCATTTGCAATTGGATAAGTGTGAGCAATTGAATTAGGTGTGTATGAACTAATTGTTTGAGCTGGCGTACCATCCCCCCAATTAATTTTATATACCGATAACTCAAGGAACTTTTGAAACTCACTTGATGTGTTATAGACATTATAAACATATGGGTCAGCAGTTGTTGACGAAAATATAAAATTCGCAACCACATCTTTTTGTAAAACAGCACCATCAAACGGACTATAATATCCAAAGTCAACCGCAGTCTGTCTGATTAATATTGGAACTGTCAACCCCGTTAATAATGAACTACCATTTGGTCCAGCAGTTAATATTTGGGTCATACCCGAATATACGCCAGTTGTTTCACCAGTATAACTCGAATTAACATTTTGACCTTGCATGTTAACCGTAAAGATATCACCTTTAATAGTTTCGGGTGAAATTATAATATTATAAAAATCTTCCATTATGGATTAACATATTCATACCATTTTATGGGTTCCAAGGTTCCCGCTCTTTCTCCATCATTCAAATAAATTGTTTGATTTGGGTTCATGTTAAATACCTGATATTCTTGTTTGTCATAATCAAGATGAACCCTATAATAGAAATATTGTGAGCTATCAAACACATATTTATTACCTGATAAAGATGATTGTGGCATGTTCATCATTTTAACAAAGACCCCTTGTTTTGCATCATAAAATTTTGCAGTCATGTAAAATGTATCAATGTCCAAGAATGTTCGTTTCTTCAACCAATAAAGGAAAAACCCTTCTTTATCTCCAACATAATCAAGTACAAATGATGGTTTATTAATTGTAACTGGAGTTGTTTGCATTATCGCATTCATCTTCAATCCCTGTTGTGTTGGGATTATTATTGTTATATAATTTTTCTGTCTTTTCTCGTCAAAATTATCGTATAAATCAAGTTTGAAAAATGAGTTTGAATAATTGTTTGAGTAATAGAATATTTCTTGTGTGGTAAATCCTTCAGCCCTGTAATCCGTAATCCAATTTGATGAACTATCTAAAGACGTACCCGAATAAAAATTGAACTCATATTTTATATCTGTTGGGTCATTTGTTGCACCAGTTAAAGGTGTGTGAGCAAAACGACTAACTTCAAAATCTCGACCAACACCAATTACTTCCGTAATAATTTCAGATTCATACTCATCAATACTTTGGTCTTGACCAATATAATCCCAAGTAAATTGTACAGGAATTGTGAGTTGTTTATCGACAAACCCATCCTTACGAATTGTTAATTTATTCACACTCATCTATCAATGGTTTAATTGGGATTTCAACACCAAGTGTGTTGTAATTTATACCTTCAGGTATTAACCTAAAAGTTAATTCTTTAAATGGATATTGGGCACTATTCAAGAATGGGTAATCAACCCCTCGTTCTAAATTATCTTTAAACCCATAACTATATAAATCTCTCCATCTAAATTGTTCATCAGAGTTTGAATAATACGAATAGAACGGTACGTTATCCACTTGTCCAACATTTGCAGTCTCAACGTAATCTGAAAACACTCTAATAGTCATTGATGTATGTGGTTTATAATAGAATCCAGGGCTATTTGTATCATATATACTTGTTGTTTGGAATACATTTTGATTGTAATTGATTTTTTGATAGTATGGGGAAATAACTCTTTCAATTTGTTCATAATCGTTCCATTCACAAAAATCTCCGTCAATTACATCACCTATCTTTAAATCTTGATTATAATAAAATGTTTTGGTCGCACCATTAGTTAAAGTATAATTTGATGTTTGTATATTGGTATCTGAATAATTATTAGGTAAATCCCACCAAGTACTAACTGGTGATGTTAAATTAAACTCCCAACCCTGTTTTAAACCAATACCATTATTTGGTTGATTAAAATAACCCGTATAACCTTTATTAATAATTGTTAAGAATAATTCTGTAACAGGTCTCTTTTGGTTATCTAAAACACCTAATAAATTAATATCATCCGCAACCGTTACATTATACGAATTACTACTAGTTTTTTGTGAAATCCTTGAGACTTGATTTGGAGTTATTGAACTGTATTCAAACTGTTTCTCTTCATTGAATACGTTTTTTTCAAAACCATTTTTAGTCATAATAGTCCCATCAACATTTGTCAACATTTTATGTTGTCTTATGTAGTATTTAGATTTTGTTTCGGTAATATTATCGGGATTAGTAATCCTTTTAAAGGTACCTGTAACCCCATTAGCAAATGTCGTACCAGTATATCCAAAATTATAAATACTGAATATGTACTCATCACTGTCAAATTCATTATTACCCAATGAATATACTTGAAACAAATTTGTTTGGTTGTAAAAAAACGATAGTTCAACATATTCCCCAATTGTCAATCCATGAGGTGCAACACATTCAAATGATATTACATTACTACCATTTTGAGTTCTATTAGTGATGGAGAACGGTATTCCTTCAGATACAATCCAATCATATGAACTATTATTTAATTCATATGACAATTGTTTTGTATAATCATTATTATAAGCATAACTAATATAATAAGTCCAATTATATGTATAAGCACTTTTTGGTTTGTAATCAATATGTTGGTCAGTTATTCTAGGTCTATAAAAATCAAATTCATAATACTGTGGAAACCCTTTCCATATACCGTTAACCGTAGATTGAATTGCATCAACATAAAATAGAGTATTTTTAAATGGTACATACTCTGTAGTACCTGTATATGTATTAGCATAAATATAATTCACCTTAAAGGTAGGTCTAAAGATTGTACTCGCCTGTCTTTCATCATCAAAAACTTGAGCAAGACTAATACTTTGACTTCGGTCGTATTCAACAATTTGTTGTGATTGTTGTTCTAAAGTCACACTAATATCTTGGTCAACAAATGGTGCTGATTTATATTCCTGACTACTTGGTATTATGGTGTACTTATTCACTAATTGAATATTTTGTTTTGAATTTATCTAACGCAGTATTACCTTTCATAATACCAAAATAAAAATGGTTTGGAGCACTAACTAAAAATTTACTTGATGGTACACCTGCCATACTAAAAGAATAATTACCACTAGAATTAACGTTAAAAATGTACCCTCTTTGGTAAATATCATTTGTATTATTAGCACCAACAAAATATGTTGGTGGATTAATGTTCCTTCTGTCTAAAGATTGATATTTGTATCCAAAAATTCCTGATGAATTAATATTAGGTGATTGATTTGTTTTCCAATTATTTAATTCTGTACCAAAAATATTTTGAGTGCTTCCCTGTTCTAACCCCCATTGATAAAAAGGAACATACTGAGATTTAATTCCATACGGATATGTAATTGCATTACCTCCAGGTGTCGGTCTAAAATTAATGACTCCTGGCGATAAATAATCTTTATTTTGTAAATCAATTGTAGTTGATGAAAAAAAGACACCCATTGTTGGACCATTAGATGAAGTTAAAATGACTACAGGGTCATCACTATTTCCATAAACACTATAGAACTCAGGTGAAAATGGAATTACTCCATACTCAGAATTTATAGACATACTTTGTGCCAAATCACCATCAATTCTTCTCTCAGGTCTTCCAAATAAAATATTTAGTGAATTATCTTTTAAACTAATTAAATTACTTAAAAATGCAGAATTAGTAATTCTTGATATTACAAACAAATTTACCAAATCTGAAGTGTCAGAATAACTAGTTGGGTTTAATGTATTCATGATATATCCCTTGGCGGATGCGTCATAACTTAACTCACTATAAAAACTATCTTTCATCCCTAAATTTACAATAGTGGTTGGGAACAATAGATTTCGTTCATTTGTTGGGTTTAATAATCCATTAACAGGTCTCCCAATAAATCGAGAAACAGTACTACCTGTCAAATATGGTGAACTCCTATAATAAAAATTGTTGGTTTTATCATCAAAATAAACTAACTCTTTTGCAAATACAGGAGGTAGTGGTTGATTATTATTATCATAATAAGTGTCAACTTGAATCGGGAACGCAAATAAAGAACCATTAACCCAGTTATTTGTAAATGTTTGTGACAAAACCCCTCTACATAATCCATAGAAAAATCTAAACCTATAACCCCACTCTCTAAAATTCACAATGTCATCAGCTAAAGTAGCTAAAGGCTCTTCAACAAAAACGTAACACCCGTTTTCAACAGGGTTATAAACATCACAATTAGAGTTAACTCTAAAATTAACTCCATCACCCTGATAACAACGTAACCCAACCATTCTTTCACAATTACCTAAAGTAGAAACCACATTTTCCGCACCCAATTGTCCACCAATATCAGGAGTTACTTGAGATGCTCCAGTTGAAAATCCTGGATTTACGTATAATAGGTTTCCTGCAGTTTCAATAATATAGACCGCAAATTTTAAATTTTGTTGTAATAAACTATTACTACCATTTAAATTTGTTGGGTTATCTAATTTATCCGACGATGGGAGTCTTTCAGTTCTTAATATATTTCTTGACGGATTTGTAACCGATAACGTATTCGCACCTGTAAGTGTGGGATATAAAATTGGACTGAAATTTAAAGTCCCTTGTTGTTCAATACCTGAAGTATATCCATTACAATTACCAAAAAAGTTCACACTATTACAAATTTGTACTGTAGTGGTTGGAAACACTACCGATATCGCCCCTCCCGATAAATCTTCAGCACTATCGTATTTTAAATCAGAAATAACACTACTATAAAGTAAATTTCCTGAAGTTTTACAAACCGCACCTTTAGCAATTCCAAAAGTTGGTGATTTGTTAACATAATTAACAGAATTGAATGTGCTGTTTTGCACAATGTTAGTCACTATTCTATTTGTTGATATTCCATCTAAAGCTCCATAATATCCAACATTACTTGTGGTAAATGAGGAATATTGTAAACCAGGTGTTGTAGAACCAGGAACACCAGGAGTAAAGAAACTTGATTGAAAAAATATATTATCCTGAGAGTTATGTTGAGGTACTGTAGTTGGTGAACCATTTGGTACTTTTTGGATTGGTACATTCACCCTTGTTTGAGCGGTAAATGTCCAGTTAGGGTCATTTTCATTAGTCCCAAATAGTGTTCCAATACCATACTTATTTGGTAATAATGGAGAATAAGGGTCAACACCTCTCTGTAAAATCAAAATTTTCTGTTCTTGGAATCCGTCAAATAAGGATGGTTGACTTATTGATAAAGTTGGTATTGTTGTGTCAGGAACATATTGACAAGTTCCACCACCAACAGGACAAAGAGTTTTAAAGTTTTGTACGGTAGTGGTTTTTAGTAAAACCCCACCTAAAAATCCTGTAGTAGTTGAGGCATTTGGAATTACATAATTTGTAACTCCATTAACAACATTTGTATTTATAGTTATTGCAGTTAATACTTGATAATATTCTATATCCGAAGGGTACAAATACCTTTGGTATGTATCCCCACTATTTGTAATGGTATATTCCGCAGTACCACCTAAAGTATTCAAGGTGATACCATAATCATTAGTAATTGTTTGGGTACCTAATGTTGTGGCTGTATAGGTTTCATTTAAAGTCTCACAATTAGTATATGTAATAGTACCCAAACTTGTTACATTAACGGTAACACTATTAACACATAACACTGATGGATTCGCAGGTATTGTGTATGTTGTTGATAAATTATTGAGTCTATTGTTTGGGTCGGCGTATTCTACGTTCATTACAAATTGGTCGGTCTGTAAAGTTCCGTTTATACCTTGAACTACAGTACCTCCAGGTGTTGCTCCTGTCCACAAAAAATTTGTATCTGTCGAACCACTAGGATTTATAAATGTTAATAATGTACCAGGAGTAATATCAGAAAATTCAGGCACTGTTAAAATAGTTAAAGTATTATCATAATGATAATTCAAATTAGAATCCGCTGCGAAAGTAACTTTGATTCTATTAACATTTTCATAATATTTTCCATTAGTGTTAAATGTATTTATTCTCACACCTAAAGGTATTGTTAATGGTTGAATCGAATACCCATTATAATTAGTAAATTGATATAACTTACTTTTACCATTTTTAAATAATGTTGGGAATTGCTCATAATTATTTAAAGTTGAAAATGCCTCAGACATCATGGCAGAATAATTATTCAAATCATTTGTAACTGATGATGGTGCGTTAGTTGATATGATAGTGTAAATCTTATCTTGGTATCTTGCTGGGTCTGATATTGGGGTTAGAAATCCAGATTCAACCAAATTAGTAGATGTAGGTTGGGTTATGTTTTGGTCACCACATTCACACGCTTGACAATCAGGATAAGTTATCATGGGTAATCTTAATGGTGGAAATGGTTGTGCATTTATTTTGAATAATGTCTGTAAGACATTTGAATTAACAATTATGTTCCATAAAAACGCAACATAATGATAACCATATAATAGAATAACCCCAACAAATTGTAGTATTTGCATTAATATTGCAAATATGAAATATATTATATCAAAATTTCTAAACCCCTCATTTACAGGGAATTTATTAATAGTACTTTCACAATCTTGATTATCAATTTCTTTAATACCAATAAATCTACCTCTACCTCCATTTTTAAATTCATCAATTAAACCTGCAACAGTATAGACTTTATTGTAATCAAATTGATAAAATGTGTCTTCGCAATTTACCGCGGCATCTGCATTTGTATAACCCGTCCAATCTAATCCAAAATAATAAGAACCTGCCAATCTTTTACTAATAGTTTGATTTGTTGAATAATTTGGGTCCGCTGAAGTGTTACTCCAACCGTATTCTCTAACATTTGGGACCAAAAAATATGGTCTTCTAGTTTGTTCCGACAATCCTGTAGGTTGTGTCCATTTTATTTTGAATCTATATTTTGCCTTTGTCGGTATTCCAATAGTAGGGTCGTTAGATATTACTTTTTCACCAAACTCATTAGTAATAAAATAATCTAAATTCATAGGTAATTCAGTTAACCATGTACCATCTCCGTCAATCACATTACCCGATTGGTCTAATTCGTATTGTTCTAAAATAGGATTACCATCACTACCTTGGTCTATCGTTTGTCTAATGGCAAGTATTTGTCCAGGTCCTGCTTGAAGTCCACATAAATTACCCATATTATCTTTAGGTCTTGCACTTCTTCTAATTCTCATACTATCAGGTGTGGAGAACATTGACCCCATAAAAACCGATGTTGGTTGTATATCAATATTAGCTTCATCCCTTAAATCAAAATCAAGTCGATTGATTGCAATGTCACAAACACCAGGGTCTCCCCATAATGGAGATATTTCCAAACTCTTAACTAAATTAATAATTTGCGGTAATGAATTAATATCGTTTGAAGTTCTAAATCGGTTTCCAGCAACTTGAGATTCTGTGGCTAAACCCATTCTTATCAAATCTTGAGGTGTTAAAGAAAACTCACCTATATCTGATAAGTCCACGTCCATCACTACAGTTTGAAACCCAAGTGGTACCCCCATAATCATGTAATCACCACTATCATTTGTTTTTGCTGTGAACTTATAATATTTGTCGTATATCTCAACCGCAGTACCACCCGTCAAAACATCTAATCTTGATGGTAATGTACCTGTAGCAGCATGTGCCGAATATGATTTTTCGTAAGGTAGTAGATTATATCTATAACCATCTTCATTTTTATCGTTTGGCGATTTGTAAGGATATATACTTGAGATAATTGGATTCGATTCATCCACATTTAATATAGGTATGAATATAGAAACTCTTGCATTAGGTAATCCGAATCCATTGTTAGCAGTAACTCTACCAACAATTACTCCGTAATCCGCACAACTTCTTATGTAGACATCCTCTTGTTGTATTTTTAAAGATAAAATCTCTAACTGTTCAAACTCTTGGTCTAACTGTACATTGATAGTCTTACTAATACCTAACTCAGTCCTTATTCTATATGATTGACCCATTAATCTCTTTAGTTAATAAATAGTTTATGCGTTATTTTTAAAGTTTACGCATGTAATTAAATAATAACTTAAAGTAAAAATAAATAAACTTGTTAAGAGAAAGTAATTGATTGGAAGTTCTTAACTGAAACTCGGATGTCTTTACCAGGGTATCTAATTTGATAAACCTGAGATGGTTGAGCGAAGATTGTGTCATCAACTGGGCCAATTAATTTAAGTGCAGGGTCAGAATACTCCATAGATGTTTCAGCTGACGAGTACTGTCCTCCAACTTCATTGAACACATCCAAACTTGCAACAGTCAATACACCATTTGTATTTTGAATAATACTTCTAATCTCCGATAGATATACGTTTTGACCTAACTGTCTTGTTTGTGGATTGAAATAAGCAGATACCTTATCAATAACACTTGAAATAACTTGACCCGAATTTTGTGCCGAATCTAAAACAATCGAAACATCAACACTAAGGTCAATAACTTCAGCACTAAAAATTGATATATAATCATTCATCATACGGTAATTTGATAAGTAATTTGCAATATTCTGTCTTAAAGTGTTTGACACAATATTTGTCAATTTACCTGATGTATCATAAGATAGTATTTGAATTAAAATCTTGTTGTCGTTTTCAGTAATGGATACCTTCGCAGGTGCACCAAACTGAGCTGGCATGTTTCTAATAATTGATTCATAATCTTGTACCGTTACCGCTCTTTTCTGAGCTGCGAAGTTAAAGGATACATAATTTCTAATTTCCTCTAATGATGGAAGTCCTGCCCCACCTACAGCGGCAGTTACGTTAACACATCTTAACGAGTTGATTACCGCAGAGTTTGTAGTTTCTGAAGGACCATTAACAAAGAAAGATACTGTACCAATCTGATTGATTACGTTAGTCCCCAAGTTTGTTGCTAAACCACCACCAACTCTATATTGAATGAACAATGTTGAGTTAGGTGTTAGTGTTGAACCTAATGAGAAGTTATTTGAATACTTCTGTAACTCTAATGTTGTACCTAAAGTTGTGAACTGATTCAATTGGTCTTGAGCAGTATTGGTACCACCACCAAAAGTCATTTTCTTAAATCCTTCAGGAGTATATTCAGTAATGAATCTATTTTGTGTTTGAATATATCTACCTACTTTAATACCAGGTTGGTCTGAAACTTTGGTAGGGTCTTCAATAAACACTCTGTCCTCAGCCAATGCATCCACCTCGTACCATCTATTTTCAGCGCCTAAAAATTCTGCTGTGGTTGGTATGTTTGTGTATTGAGTTCCGTTCTTTAATAATACACTTGTAATACCCAACACATTTTTTTCAGGCAAGAACAATTCAAAGAAAGGTTTAACATCATTGGCACTGATAACTCTTTTAAAAACTTTGGTAATACCATTAACAACAATTTCTCTTTTTGTAATTGTATAGTTAACCAATATCCCATTTGAATTAAAATTAGGAATTTTTAATCTATTTGGGAAACCTTGAGCATTATATGGTGAAGCAAAATCAATATCATAAACATTTTCAAAAACTACGCCAGCCCCAACAACTTGAGAACCTCTTAGTAATGTACCAAGATATCTTTCATCTTCTTTATCACCAAACGCAGGGACTGTAACTGAAAAATCTACTAAAGAAACTGAAGGTCTTTGACCTGGTAACTTTAATCCATAAGTTCTTGCAATGTTATATATAGACGACCTTTGTTGTGCATACTGTAATACCGTTTCTTGAACACTTCGGTCAATGTTATAGTGTAAGTTGTCTGCGATAGCAGCATTTAAATCAATAAACACAGAAAATATCGAAGCATCATTAAAATCCTGAATTAAGTCAGGATAATATGTTCTAGTGTAATTTAAGAGTTCAGTCCTGATTGACTGATAATCTCTAGTTGCGTACGATATTCTATTATTTGCCATTTATATTAAATATTGATAATTACAAAATCACTCTGTCCGTATGTTGACCCGTTGGTTGAGTAATCTAATCTTATTTTTGCAGTATATTCAGACGTACCTTTACCAGGAAATCTGTAAATTGATGATTCACTTGAACCTAAAATATTTTGTCCTGTTGCAATATCAACTTCCTCTTGAGCATCCGCAGGTGTGATACTCAAACTATTAACCAATAAGTTTGGCATAAATGTCTCAATCGCATCTCTAATGTCAGATTCGATAGCATTGAACGTCAAACCATCAAATGGTTCGAAAAGAAATTCATATAATCTCGTACCAAATTGAGGTAAGTAATATCTTGAACCTTTTCTTGTTAATAATAAATGTATCAAGTCGGCTTTAATTTCCTGAGACTCTAATTCTGTAAGTTCTAAATAATCACCACGTCTAGAATCCCTAAAGGGAAAATTTATACCATAAGTAATTCCATCTGCCATACTAATAAATATAATGCTATCTATTTTTCTTTAAATAGATTAAAAATGAAAAATCCCGATTGTGTCGGGATTTTCAAATTAGGAACTACATCCAAAACATTCAAAAGGACTATCTTCAGGTTTTGTTGTTAATTCAGTTATTTCAACTTTTGGAGTTTCAACTTTAACTTTAGGTTGTTGTATTTTTGATACGTCAACCGCCAAGTGTTTAGCCCCTGTTGAAATTGCCTTAGTTCTAACATAGTAACATAAAGTCTTCAATCCTTTTTCCCATGAGTGAAAATGTGATGAAGTAATCTTAGACAATGTTGGGTTAGCCATGTAGATATTCATTGATTGTGATTGGTCGATAAATGGTGCCCTATCTGCCGCCATGTTAATCAATTCTCTCTGTGAAATCTCCCAAATTGTTTTGTACTTACTAATCAAGTGTTCAATACGTTTAACTTTCTTAGTGTAGTTTTTGTCTTCAGTATCCAAATAATTGTTGAAGTTAATGTTTTGGACTGACCCTTCGTTTAGGATGATTTCATTTTTCAAGTCTTCACACCAAATACCCATTTTCTCAAAGTCGTTAATTAGGTACTTGTTTACAATCATGATTTCACCACCAACAACTCGTCTGTTAAAGATTGCCGAGTGAGCTGGTTCTGTCATTTCATATGAACCTGTAATCTTAGCTGAAGATGCAACAGGCATCTGAGCCGTGAATAATGAGTTACATACTCCATGGTTAGATACTTCTAACTTAAGACTGTCCCAATCCCATAAACCACCTAATCCTTCATAATCTAATCCCCACATATCAAATTGGAATTCTCCTTTTGACATTGGTGAACCTTCAAAGTGAGCGTAAGGTTTGTATTCACCTGACTTACATAACTCCATACTTTCAGTAATAGCTGCGAAGTAGATTGTTTCGAAAATCATCTTGTTTAATTTCTTAGCTTCTTCTGATGTGAAGATGTAATCCATCAAATAAAATACGTCAGCTAATCCTTGAGTACCGATTGCAATTGCTCTTTGGTCTAATCCACCTTTTCTACCTTTTTCAGTCGAGTAACTGTTGATGTCGATAACTTTGTTAAGTGCTCTAACAACTTTTTTTACCTCATTATAAAGTAAGTCGAAATTAAACTCACCTTTATTAATAAAATTTTTCAATACCATTGAAGATAATGTACAGATTGCCGTAGTCTCCTCATCGGTGTATTGGTAAATCTCATTACAAAGGTTTGATTGTTTAATCACTCCGATGTTTTGGTGATTTGTTTTCTTGTTCGCATTGTCTTTAGAACATAAGTAAGGAACACCAGTTTCAACTTGTGATTCGATAATCTTAGTCCAAACATCTTGAGCCTTAACTTTTTTACCAAGACCTAAATAAACCGCTTTATTGTAGTTTGCTTCGTATTCATCCCCATAACATTCTTGAAGTGGTTTAATACCCGCCTTGATAATATCATTAGGACAGAACAAATACCAATCAGAACTTTCTTTAACCGCTTTCATGAAATTATCAGGAATCCAAAGAGCCGTAAACAAATCTCTCGCTCTCAATTCTTCAGCACCTGTGTTCTTTTTAATATCCAATAGGTCCATAACATCTTTATGCCATGGTTCGATGTAGATAGCCGCACTACCAGGTCGTCTTCCTTGTTGATTAAAGAATCTCAATGACTCATTAACGATTTTCAAATACTTCAACAATCCACCCGCAAATCCACCTGATGAATTGATACGACTTTCTTTACTTCTGATGTTAGACATTGATAAACCAATACCTGCCGCGTCTGAAGAATATGTTGAAATATCATTCAAGGTATGTAACAAACCATTACGTGAATCCGCATTGTTGTAGTGTAACACACAAGACGCTAACTGAGGAACTTTGGTTCCTGAGTTGATAATGATTGGTGTTGCTGGTGAAATAAGTTGGTTAGACAATGAGTGGTAATACTCAACCGCTTGTTCAAATGATTTTGTGACCCACAATGCAACTCTCATATACATGTGTTGTGGTCTTTCAATTACTTTACCTTGAGGTGTCTTCAACAAGTACATTTCTTGTAATGAACGCCAAGCGAAGTAATCAAAGTTGTAATCGTTCTCGTGGTTGATTACCGCGTCGATTTTATCGTGACCGTACTCATTCATGATTTCAATTAACTTATCATTGATTACACCTGTAGAGTGTAATTCCATAATAGTCTCACAGAAACTATCATTGGTCTCTTTGTGGTAAGAAGAAATTGCAACTGAAGATGCAAGTCTTGAATAGTCGTGGTGACTACCAGTGTATGCCGCAGCGATTTCATAAACCAACTTATCTAACTCTTTAGTTGTGATAAGTCCTTCAGTTGGCACTGACGTAATAACCTTGATGAATATTTCATCAGAGTTTACGTTCAATCCTTTAGCTGCACGTTTAACTCGATTATAGATTTTTTGAGGATTGAATGATACGTCCTCACCATTTCTTTTTTTAATTTTTAATGACATCATATTGTTTTAGATTAGAAATCTTCCTCGAAGGAAATTGTTTCATTTAATTTAGCTTTTTGATACTCAACTGTTCTTGACTCAAAGAAGTTACCTTTAGTCTCAACCGCAATTTGTTCCATAAATTTGAATGGTTGTTCAACATTGAATTCTTTTTTACAACCAAATTTAACCAACAATCCATCAACAACAAACTCAAGATATTGTTTCATTAAGTTTGAGTTCATACCAATTAAAGATACAGGTAATGACTCAGTGATGAATTCTTTTTCGATTTCCAAAGCCGATAATAAAATCTCTCTGATTCTTTTTTCACTTGGTTTGTTTTCAACGTGATTATTTAAAAGGTGAATTGCGAAGTCACAGTGTAAGTTCTCATCTTTAAAGATAAGAGAATTTGCATTACACAAACCTTGCATGATACCTCTTGATTTCAACCAAAAGATTGAACAGAATGAACCTGAGAAGAAGATACCTTCAACCGCCGCAAACGCAACCAATCTTTCTTGAAACGACGCCTTTTCAATCCAATCCAAAGCCCATTTAGCTTTCTTTTGAACTGCAGGTAAGTTGTCCAATGCTGTGAAACATAAATTCTTTTCTTCTTCACTTGAGATGTAAGTGTCGATAAGAAGTGAATACATCAAACTGTGGATGTTCTCCATCGCCAATTGCATACCATAGAAGAACTTCGCTTCAGGGTATTGTACTTCACGATAAAAGTTTTCAGCCAAGTTTTCATTGACAATACCATCAGATGCCGCAAAGAATGATAGAATATTCTTAATAAAATATTGTTCATTCTCAGAGAGATTATTCCAATCTCTGATGTCGTTTGTCAAGTCAATTTCTTCTGCCGTCCAAAAAGCCGCTTGGTGCATTTTGTAATACTCCCAAATGTCGTTGTGTTGAATTGGGAAGATAACAAACCTATTAGGGTTCTCTATTAATATTTTTTCCATAATTTTAAATTGTATTTTTTACGATTGTTGTTGTTGTTGTTGCTCTCTTTGTTTTTTCTTTTCGAGCAATTCCTTAACTCTATCTCTTTTTCTTTCTTCTTTTTGTTCTTCTAAACCTAAGAATGTTACAGACGAATCAGTATCTATTTCCAATAATTCGTTGTTAAACTTACAGTTTTCAAATACAACCCCATCTTTACCAATACGTGATTTGGTGATAGCGATGGTTGCCAAGTTCATTTCTTTTTGTTGTAAAGTCTTAGCCACGGAAATGATAACGTGTCCAACTTGTGCTTTCTTAATAGAACCACCCATCTGGTCGGTGGTAACAACCTCAGAAGATATAGAGCTTCTGTTACCCTGTGTTGCAGTCCATCCAACTAATGATAGTTCGTGACACATCGCCTCAAAACCTCTCATTACTGAACCCTCAGCTTTCCATTCATCTTTACTCGAACTTTCAGGAACCACACAATCAATATAGTCTAAAAGAACCAAGTCAATCTTTGTACCATCAGCAATCATTTTTCTGATTTGGTTTTTGATTTGATTCATGGACATAGAATCCGATGGAAGTTTTTTCAAGATTAACTCGTTCTTCATCGTTTCTTTGATTTCTGTGATTTTAGCCATGACCTCATCTTTGTGTTTTACCAAGTTGTCAGGTTCAATACCAGTCCAAAGTGTGAAGTGTTTACGTTGTACAATCTTTGGGTTGTCTTCAAAGAAGATTTGAAGAACATTATATCCAAGATTGAACGCAGTGTTCGCAATTTTTGTAAGGATGGTAGTTTTACCAACACCTGTAGGTGCTAAGATAACACCAATTTCTCCTTTTGCCAAACCACCTTTAAGTAGTCTGTCAATACCTGGTATTCCCATCGCAATTGGATGACGAAAGTCCTCATCAAGAACGGTGTCAAGATTGGAGAAGATATCAGTTGTACCTGTATCTCTTTCCCCAACCTGAAGAGCTTCACGAACCAATCCTTCAACTTTGTCGTAAGATTCGAAGTCACCTTCTGTAATGATTTTTTGGGCTTTGTCCATTGCCTTTTGAAGTTCTTGTTGTTTACAGAACTTTAACGCTTTCTCTTGAACGAACATGGTTCCTTCAAATGGTGCGTCTTTTACTTGTTTGATGGTGTCAAGGACAATTTTTGCAACTAATTCTTGTGAAATTTCTGATTTTACAATCTGTTCAAGAG